GTATTGGGACCGTAAGAACGTAATTGGTCGCCAAGCGGCCATTGAGCGTGTACAAGATTTGATGGGCGTTCTGCATGGAACAGGATGATTTGGTCCATGTGCGCCTTGAGTGTTTACGTTACGCGATTGAGTTTGGAACCGCGCGTGATGTAGTCGAACCGGCCCGACTCGCAGATAAATACTACGAGTGGGTCATGCAGGGTAGCGGGCTTGCCCGTCCTGCCGACAACCGGAAAGACGGTGGCCGCAAGCAGGCTCGAAAAGCTAGGAGTGTCCGAGAGGGTAGCACACCGGAATCTAGTGCAACCATGACGTAGAAGGAGAGACAGGATGTCTACTCAAGTCACTACGGCATTTGTACAACAGTATTCTGCGAATGTGCAGATGCTTGCACAGCAGATGGGTTCCCGTCTGCGTGATACTGTGCGCATCGAGAATGTTGTTGGTAAAAATGCCTTTATCGACCAGGTTGGTGTAGCGACCGCGCAACTGCGGACTACTCGCCACGCCGACACCCCTCAGATGGATACGCCACATGCGCGTCGTCGCCTGAGCCTCGCATCGTATGAGTACGCCGACCTTATCGACGACCAAGACAAGGTTCGTATGCTCATCGACCCAACCTCGTCCTACGCTCAGGCAGCCGCTGCTGCTATGGGTCGTGCCATGGACGACGTTATCATCACGGCATTTGACGCTGCTGCCAACACTGGCGAAACCGGCTCGACCTCGACCGCTTTCGATACAGGGCAGGACGTAGGCGTTGCCGTCGGTGGTGCCGCAACCAACATGAACCTGACGAAGCTGCGCGAAGCTAAGAAGCTGCTGGACCAGGCTGACGTTGACCCTTCGATTCCTCGCTACATCGTAATGGGTCCAAGCCAAATCCATGCACTGCTTGCTGACACCAGCGTCACCTCGGCTGACTTCAACACTGTGAAGGCTCTGGTCCAGGGTGAAATCAATCAGTTCATGGGCTTCAACTTCATCATGTCGAACCGTCTGTCGGTTGATGCTGATAACGTCCGCACTTGCTTTGCTTGGGCAGAGGAAGGCGTTGCGTTGGGTATCGGCAAAGACGTATCGGCTCGTATTGATGAGCGGGCAGACAAGGGTTATGCAACCCAAGTCTATTACTGCATGGACATCGGCGCTACACGGATGCAAGAGAACATGGTTGTTCGCATCAAGTGTGACGAAGATGACCTTGACGGCCAGGCCTAAGGGAGATTGAGAGATGGGTACTAAAAATTCAGACCTCATTGCCAACATTGAGGCACTCCCGCAAGTTGCTAACCCTGCTTCTGAGCTTGGCGGACGTGTCCGTATTGCTCAGGGCAACGTAGCACTTGCTGCAACCGACACTAACGATGACGACATCGTTATGCTGGCTCCGGTTCCGACTCACGCGACCCTCGTTTCGGTTCGTGTTGGCTCGGACGCACTCGGCGGCTCTTGCACCTACAATGTCGGCTTCTACACCAATGACGGTGTAGTTGTTGACGAGGATGCACTTGCCACTGACGTTGCTGACGGTGCCGGTGTCGCAGAACTCCGCTATGAGGTTGCTAACCTCAACACAACTGGTCAACAGGTGTGGGAACTGGCGGGCCAAAGCTCTGACCCGAGTGACGTGTACTACGTCGCTGCTACGTTCAGTGCCGAGGGCGCTTCTGCCGGTGACATGGCGTTCATCATCGAGTACGTCGTAGACTAACCAGTTAAGGGGGGCGGCTTGACACCGCCCTCCTTTCACTCCTGCTCCGGAGGATAGACGGGTGGAGTACAACAGGGACTTCCGGTACGACCTTAAGGTAGGTCAAATGGCGGAAAGTTGGCTTGCTGACGTACTGCAAAACCGAACTATTGAAATAAAAAGAGACTTCAAGGCTTCACGAACCGGCAGGGTGTTTGTGGAGTTTTTTTCTAGGGGGAAGCCGTCAGGCATAGACACGACCGAGGCAGACTTCTGGGCATTTATCATTGACGGCGAAACTGTGGTAATATTGCCCACAGCACGGCTCAAAGAGCTTGTGCAGGAAGCCAAGGACGAAGGCAAGATTTGGAAGGGCGGAGACTCTAATACGAGCCAAGGCGTCCTCATAGATTTGGAAAGGTTAGTAAAGTAATGCCATCCGTAGTGGACATCTGTAACGAGGCAATGGACCTGTTGGGTGCAGCTACGATTACTGCGCTCACCGAAAACTCAAAAGAAGCAAGACTGTGTAACCGTCGGTTTGAAACTGTCAGAGATGGCGTCTTGCGCTCCCACCCTTGGAATGTAGCGATTACGCGGGCATCGCTGGCAAAGGACTCTGAAACACCGGCCTTTGGCTTTGCCAACCAGTTTACGCTGCCGACTGACCCGTACTGCTTGCGGGTGTTATCCTTCTGGAACAGCAACATCGACAGTGACGTGGCTCCGTATGACAGCGAGGTCATGTTTAAGATTGAGGGCCGCAAGGTTCTTAGCAACGAAGGCACTTGTAAGATTACTTACTTGGCCCGGATTACGGACACAGAGACTTACGACTCCCTACTTTCCAGCACCATTGCTCACAAGCTGGCGGCTGAGACTGCCTACGCAATCACGGGCAGCACGACTGTGAGCCAGTCGATGCAGCAGCTATACGAGTTGCGGATGCGTGAGGCACGGTCCATTGACGCTATGGAAGGTGTGCCGGACAAAATGATTGCAGACGACTTTGTGAACATCAGGTTCTGATATGGCCCGTGTTTCAACTATTGTCACAAACTTTCAAGCGGGTGAGTTCTCTCCGCGCCTTGAAGGCCGCATCGACCTGCAAAAGTATAACTCTGGCGCACAGAAGCTGGAGAACATGCTTATCTTCCCGCAGGGCGGCATCACCCGCAGGCCAGGAACCAAGTACGCTGGCACGTCAAAAGACGGCGGCAAGGTCCGGCTCATCGACTTCCAGTTCAGTGACGAGCAGGCGTATGTCCTTGAATTTGGGGCAAATTATATCCGCTTTTTCAAAGATGGCGGGCTACTGACCGAGGCGACTGAAACCATCAGCGGCGCAACGCAAGCCAATCCTGTTGTTCTTACGATTACTGGCCACAGCCTGAGCAACGGCGACCGCATCTTTGTTAAGAATGTCGGCGGCATGGTGGAGTTGAATAACCGTGAATTTACGGTGGCCAACGCTACGACAAACACTATTGAGTTGTCTGGCATCGACGGGTCTGCGTTCACGGCCTACACCAGCGGCGGCACCTCCGGCAAGATTGTCGAAGTCACCACCACATACTCAGTCACAGAGGTGTTTGAACTAAACCACGTTCAGTCTGCCGACGTGCTGTACCTTGCGCACAAGGACCATGAGCCAGCAAAGCTGACCCGCACCACAGCTACCAGCTTTACGCTTGCAGACATAGACTTTGTTGACGGTCCTTATTTGGACGAGAACACCACAGAAACAACCCTTGAGCTTTCGGATTCAGCGCCTGGGACTGGTGTCACAATGACATCAACAAGTGATTACTTTGTATCCACGCATGTCGGCGCGTTGTTCCGATTCAGGAAGCCCGTTGAGATTAACCACGAGGCTTGGGTTGCTGGCGAAACATACGCCGATGGCGATTTGGTATATTACGACGACAACGTATACGAAAACGTCACCGGCTCATCTACCACAACCGGCGCTACGCCGCCCGTCCATCTTGAAGGCACTGAGTCTTATCACGACAGCACAACCGGATTTACGCAGTGGCTGTTCAGGCACAACGGCAGCGGGTATGTGAAAGTCACGTCTGTAGATTCTGGCTACATTGCAACCGTGGATGTTGTTGAGAGGGTTTCGGATAATCACGTCGCGTCCCTGACGGCAACAATCACGAACATAACTCAGGCAAACCCAGCGGTTGTTACTGCTTCATCTCACGGGTTTTCTAACGGCGACAAGATTATTATCCGAAGTGTCGTTGGTATGACAGAGGTTAATGACCTTGTATTCACCGTTGCCGGTGTCACCACAAACACCTTTCAGCTTTCTGGCATCGACTCTACAGGCTACACAGCATACACGAGTGGCGGCAGCGCTGGCTTGTCTGCGGGTGTTAAAACATGGTCTGAGGGTGCGTTTAGCGAAAAGAACGGCTACCCAAGGGCGGTGGCGTTTTACGAGGAGCGGTTGTTTTTCGCTGGCACGGTAAACCAGCCACAAACAATCTTTGGTTCAGTTACTGCCGATTTTGAGAACCATGAGCCGGGAACGGATGACGACAAGGGTGTTAACGTTACGATTGCATCCGACCAAGTGAATGTCATCAAACACATGATTCAGGGCCGCTTTTTGCAGATTTTGACAAGCAGCGCTGAGTTCACCTTGTCGGGCGGCACCGGCACACAGCCTGTTACGCCGACTAACGTCAACGTCCTTCGTGAGACCACCTTTGGCTCATCTGACGTGCGCCCCATCCGCGCCGGAGCCAGCACCATTCTTATCCAGAAGGGGCAGGAGAAGGTCAAAGAGGTTACGTTCGACCTGGACACTGACGGGCTTGTAGGGCGTGACCTGACCATCTTGGCAGAACACATCGCCCGTGGCGGTTTGACTGACATGATTTGGCAGCAGGAGCCTGAGCTTATCCTGTGGTTTGTGCGCACAGATGGCACTTTGATTGGCTTGTCCTACGACCCGCAGAATCAGACGATTGGCTGGCACACTCACCCGCTGGGCGGCACCGCTGTTGTTGAGAGCATCACGGCCATCCCAAGCGGCGCAGAAGACCAAGTGTACCTGTCTGTGCAGCGCACCATTGACAGCACAACAGTCCGCCATATTGTCTTCATGGAAAACATCTATTTCGGCACTGACGTTGCTGATGCCTTCTATGTAGATTCCGGCCTGACATACGACGACAGCGCTACCACCACCATTAGTGGCCTTAATCACCTTGAGGGTGAGACTGTGCAGATTCTAGCCGACGGCGCTGCCCACGCAGACAAGGTTGTTAGCGGCGGTGTGGTTACACTGGACCGCAGTGCCAGCACAGTGCATGTCGGCTATTCTTATGACTCCAAGGTACAGACCTTGCGCATGGAGGGTGGGGCCGACGACGGTGTGTCTCAGGGCAAAATCAAACGTATCCACGGGGCTACCATTCGGTTCCTCGACACGGTAGGCGCTGAGATTGGTCCTGACGAGAACAATCTGGACCGCCTCCCATTCCGTGACAGCAGCATGTCGATGGATGAGGCTGTGCCAATGTTCGATGGGGACAAAGAGATTTCGTTCCCGTCTGGTTACGACAATGATGCCAGAGTGTTCGTTAGACAGACGCAGCCCCTGCCGATGACAATTCTGGCAGTGATGCGGAGGTCTAACACATTCGATGCTTAACATACGACCCTACACACATGATGATGTGTACAACATTGACTTGGATTACGAGTTTGGGCAGGCGTCCCGCGCGGGGCTGTTAGGCCACGACAACATAGTGGCCTACACGTTGCTTGACGACGACAAGGTTCTGGCTGTTGGCGGAGCGCATATTATGTGGTTTGGCGCAGGGGAAGGCTGGGTGCTGGTTTCGCCAGATTGCCTCAAAACCCCGGCATCCTTTGCCCGTTATGCAAAACGGCTGTTTGGTAGTATATTGCAAGATACTGATTTAAGGAGAGTGCAGGCCAGCATCCACGTTGACGACGACCGCGCGTACAGGTTTGCAGAATGGCTTGGCTTTGAGAACGAGGGCATCATGCGTAAGTACGGCGTAGACGGCGGCGATTACTACAGAATGGCGAGGGTGGCGTAATGGAACCGACCACCATCATAGCCGCTGCGTCCGTTGCTCAGGGAGTTATGGGCTTCAAGGGCAATCGAGCCGCAGCCCGACAAGCACAAGCCGTTGCAGAATATAATGCGCAAGTTAGGGAAAACGAGCTTGTATTGACGCAACGCGCAAGGCGTGACCAAGAAGCTGCATTGCGCAAACAGTCAGAGCGCCTAGTTGGGGTGCAAAGAGTTTCTACAGCAAAGTCTGGCATACAAATGTCAGGCAGTGCTTTGCAGGCTCTTGCGGACACTTATTTTAATACTGAGAGAGACGCGCAACGCATCCAGTATGCGGCATCTGTGGATATGGCCCAGGCTGAATCAGAAGCAGCAATGTCAAGGATTGCCGGGAAAGCTCAAGCATCCGCTTACAACACTGCTGCGTTTGGCAGTTTGCTTGGGGCTGCTGGTGGGTTTGCGTCAGCAAGACAGCAAGAGCGCATCTTGGGTCAACAGCAAGCTCTATTTGAACTGCAACAAACCTCAATGCAAAGACGACTGGGGGAATAAATGCCAAAAATACCTCTGTATAACAAGGCTGGCCCCTCGCAAGTCCCTCTTGCCACAGGTCAGCTTGGCGCAAGGGCTGGCACGGATGTTTTCACAGCACCGGCTCGGCAAATGGCCGCGCTAGGAGAGACCATTGGACGTGTCGGGCGTCAGTACGCCGAAGGCGAACTGCGAATTACGCAGAACAAGCAACGATTTGACGCTGAAAAGGCCAAGATTGATTTTGACTTTAAGATGGCTGAGAAAGAGCGCGAGGAAAAGACGACACTAAAGGAGGTTACGCGCGAGGCCCAAGACATTTTCGGCACCATGCTTATAGAGGACACCAGCCGTAGTGTGACCGAAGCTGAAACAAAGTTTGATAAAGAGTTTGAAAAGTTTGCAGACAACATTCGTGGGCGTGGGTACACCCCCCGGTTTGAGCAAGTTGTTCTGAACGCTGCCCAAAATGTCTTTGCTTCAAACCGGTTAGGCGCAAAACAAAAGGCTTTTGACACTGGGACAAAGATTGCAACTGACACTGATAATCAGTTTCTGGACGATGCCTTGCAAACTCTACGCACCTATCCAGCGGGGTCTCCTGAACGCGACTTGGTTACAAGCCAAGTTAATGACATCTTTACAACGGCAGCGAACGAAAACAGAAAGTTAAAATACACGCCGCAATCATTTAGCCTCACATCAAAGCTGGAGGCCGCAAACGCTGGGTTCCAAGACGCGGCAAATCCGGCTGACGTTGATGCAACCCTAAAAGTAATTATTGATGACGAGACAATCCCGCCAGCAAAAAAAGCGGAAGCTCTTGGTGTGGCTAGGGAAACAAAAGAGCGCTTGGCAACGGAGCTTTACGACACCACCCTTGAGACCATCATAGAAGCAGACCTGTCATCCGCAGAGGCTTCTGATGTATATGACGGATTCACCAAGGGTGAGGATTTCACCATTACCCGTGCAAACGGTGATGAACTGCCTTTCTCGGTAAGGGATATGCCAATCGGCAGAAGGAACCAAATCAGGGCGGAAGTGGAGTCTATCGGCAAAGAGTTTACGCAAGAAACACGCAACCTTCTCGCCGGTGAGATTGCGGGGGGTTACGATGCGGAGGGTCTCGCGGGACTGCTTTCTATTGCCACAAATATCCGTGACCGTGAGGACATTAGCGAGGAAGATGCGGATGCAGCAATACTTTCTCAGGCCCGTCGTTTTGCAGCAGATGCTCAGGCAGCGTATGACGCTGGGAATTATGACAACGCAGACTCATTTGCCTCGGCCAGCCAGTTGCTTCTGAATGAAACATTTGGCGGCGCAACCTCCTTGCGCGACAAAACTGGCGCGGTTGCGACATCCGCCAACAGTATTTTCACAAGCACTAGCGCGGTCATGGCAAACTCTCAGGGCAAGAGAGTCGAGGCGGCGCAAGTGAGTCTGGGGGTAAGTTTTATTGAAGGCGGTGTGTTTGACTCGCTTGGCTCAAGTCTTACGACCAAGCAAGCTAATGCCGCTCTGGAAGTTGCGATGGCTGGCAAAAGTTTGCCGCAACAGTTTGAAATCCTTGAGCAAAACAATCTTGTATATGACCCCATTAAAGACACCATCGACGGCGCGGCTGTTGAGGGACGCGGCGCAACACCTGATATGGGTCAAGTCATGAAGGGATTAGAATTGTTTCGTCAGGCAAAGCTCCGTGGAGGTGGGGTTTTGAACAACCACGCAGATGAAGACTCCCAAGCCTTTTTTAATTCGGTGTTGGCCTTGGAATCTGTCGGGGTCGAAACTGAGGATGCTATTCGCAAGGTAAGCCTCGCCCTGAAAACTGAGATAGACATTAATGCCGCATACAAAAACATAAAGCCGGAAGTTGACCGTATCCTTGATGGCAGTGTGTTTGAAATATTCGGCGTAACCCTATCCGGGGAAACAATTACTAATAGGTCGTACCTCCATCAAAAGTTGGAAGACCTGTCTAAGATTTACATCGGGCATGGCTTGCCTCGTCGTGATGCTGTCAAAAAGGCGGCTGAACAAATGGAGGCTTCACATATTAACTTGCGAGGCATGTATATCCCGCGCAGCCGTAGCTACCCGCAAGATTTGACACGGATGGCTGATTTGGCTGCGGCTGACTTTATTGCCAAAAACCCCAATATGGCTGATGAGCAAGTCAGCATATTCCCGACCCCTGGCCGTGCTGATGAGTGGAATGTAATGGTCAATGGCACTCTCGCCCCGACAAGTTATGACAGTTCCGTTTATACTCTTGAGGACTTGCAAGGTCTTTTGGCTGGTGACAAGAAAACAAACAACCTAGAGCTTATCCAAAGGAATCTGGAAGAGCGTGGTCTGACGACAATAGACCAAGTGCAGGATGAGTTCCAACGGCTTAACAGAGAGGCGAATAGGCTGACGGGCGGAACCTTGGCCAGAATAAGGCGTGAAGAAGGCGAAGCCGCCGCTGATGCAGCAATTGCTAAACGCACCCAACTTCAAAATGAAGCAGAGCTTGTAAGGCAGTTGTTGCTCGACTTGAGGAAAGCAGAAAGTGGCTCTTGACCCCGAAAAAATCCAAGTAGCAAGACCTATCAGCCTTCTGGACGAGCAGGAGGCTGAACGCCTTTACGAAGAAGAGCGGGCTAAAGTTACTTTTGGGCAAGCGGCTGATGCCGCTTTCTCAGAAGAAAACACTATGGCGTGGATTTTCAACGGATTGGAGGACTTTGAGCCAGACCCAGACTTTAGGCTTACTGAGGAAAATCTGGCAACACTGACCGAAGGCATCCCCGAAGACAGGCAAGACTTTATTGTCGAGGCTGTCAGCATGCCACACGCAATGAAACTGCGTGAACGCGCCCTTGAGTCGCTGAAAAATCAAGAGACGCTGGCCAAGTACGGCTGGGGCGGTGTTGGCTTGCAAATTGCGGCAGCAACTCTGGATGTGCCAGCTATTGCTGCGACGATAGCAACCGAAGGCGCGGCAGCACCGATGATTTGGGGCGCAAAGGCTGGCAGGATTGGCCGCGTGTTCCGCAACGCCACGACAAGCGCAGCCTCTGCCGCCGCTATTGAGTCGTACCTTGTTTCACAGAACTCTATGAAAGACCCGTATGACATCCTGTATGCGGCTGGCGGTGGGTTCCTGCTTGGCGGTGCGCTGGACAGTGCCTTTGGTGTCGTTTCGTCGCGTCGTTACAAGAACGCCACCAAGAAAATAATGAATGACGTTGAGGAGGCCCAAACCGCAGACGTGAACCGTGCGATGCAGGACAGGGGCATCGACACAGGTGTTGGCGCTATGGAAAACCCGATGTCCCGACCGACACAGGACATTGAGATTAGGCGCGGAATCTCTGAGCGACTTGACGATGCCGACGCAGAGCCAATGGCCGACTTTGGTAAGGTCAGGTTCGACATGGTTGGCCAGCTTAAAAACAGCAAAATCAGTATTACGCGCCGCGCTGCATCTATGCTTGGGGAAGACGCGGTTAATCCAGGTGAGATTACCGCTGACCTTATGAAGACTGTCGGCACCAAGCGGATGTCTAACAAGTTCTATCAGCAATATGAAACTAGCTATGAGGGCTGGGCCAAAGCTAGTGGCGTAAACTTTGCGCAACGCAGGATGGATTCAAGGCGCTCTGAGTTTGGAAGGCTTGTCTCTGACGAGATTGAAATGCCAGGGTCTTCCACAAACGCAGACATCATAAATGCTGCCAATAATGTGCGCGGGCTTTTCAGCGAGATGCTGCAAGATGCCAAGAGGGCCGGCGTGAAAGGCTTTGATGAAATCCCAGAGAATCTTTCTTACTTCACGCATATGTGGGACGGCCACAGATTCCTTAAATACGAGGCTGAGTTTGGCGAGGATATCCCTGGGCTTCTCAAAACGTCTCTAGTTAATGCTAACCCACGCATGTCAGAAGAGGCAGCCGAGGCCATTGCAAACGGCATGACAAAAAAGATTATGAAACGTGAGGTCGGCATAGACTCAGGTCTTGCCCGCATGTTCAGCACGTCAAACAAAGAGGCGCTGCGCGACATCCTGCTTGAAGAAGATGTGCTGTCAGAGGACGCGGTGGACCGGATTATAGGCCAACTTGGCTTCGACCGTGAAGGTCTCGGCCCCCGTGCAAAGCGCAGACTTAACTTTGACATGAGCGCGTCTGTTGAGCGCAACGGCAGGACTCTTCATATCAAAGACCTGATGGAGCGTGACACAGAGGCTGTAGTCAATGCCTACATAAATCAGATGCAGGGCAGGATTGCCTTGGCAAAGAAGGGCATATTCTCTGATGGCGACTTTGAAAGCCTCAAGAAAGACATTAGCGCTGCTGGCAGAGAGATTGGAGACACACCGCAAGCAGAACGTGACATTCAGAAACTGGATGTTCTATATGCCCTGATTTCAGGCCGTCCTTCTCCGCTTATTGGCAATCCTGGCAGTGACGCAAACCGCATTGCGCGGTTGCTAATGGACTTGAACTTCTTGCGGGTTATGAACCAGGTGGGCTTTGCACAGATTTCAGAGCTTGGCAACGCTGTGTCTATAGACGGCACGATGGCGTTGTTGCGGGTTGTGCCTGACTTCAAAGCGATGATTAAGCGCACTGCCGATGGCAAGTTAGAGGACGCTGTAGCGCGTGACCTCGAAGCGTTTGTTGCCCCCGGCGTTGACCGAAACATCCAACAGTCGATGAACCGTCACAGCGTTGAAGACCTGTACTCTATTGGCAAGGGCGACACGATAGACCGGGCAATTAACTTTATTCAACCATTGCGCCGTGCCACGGCAGACATTTCAGGCTTGGCTCCAATCACCGTAATTCTTGAGCGCGCCGCCGCAAAAGTTGCCACTCAGTCTTTGGTAGACATTGCCTCTGGAATCAAGAAAGTGCGCATGAAGAAGCTCGGCAAAACAACGCTTGAGCAGGACATGGCAAAGCGTTTGGCTAACCTTGGGCTTGATGAGGCTATGTGGCCGCGTGTGGTTAATCAAATTAACAGGCACGTTGAGACTCATCCTTCCATGTTTTCCAGAAGCCGCAAGGTTAGGGCAATCAATATGGATGCTTGGGATGACATTGAGGCTCGTGACGCACTTTCTTATGCTATCGCGCGTTGGACTAGGCAGTCGATTCAGCAGAACGATGTTGGAAACTTAAACATCCACATGACTAGCACAATGGGTAAGATTTTTACCCAATTCCGCGCGTTTATGCTGGTGTCTTATGCCAAACAGTTTTGGCACAACATAAAGCGCAACGACTTCGCCGCTTATTCCGCGATGATGTGGTCGTGCTTTTATGGTGGCGCAGCTTACACGCTGCAAACCCACGTCAATGCTATAGGCCGGGACGACAAGGAAGAGTTTTTGCGCGAAAGGCTTTCCGCAGAAGAAATAGGCAAAGCAGCGTTTCAGCGGAGTTCTTGGGCATCGCTGTTGCCTGGAAGTTGGGACACTTTAATGTGGGCAACGGGGCAAGAGCCTGTGTTTGCTTATAAACGCACCACTGGACTAGCTACCAGCTTTATTGCGGGCAACCCGACGTTTGACTTGCTGGACACTGCTGGCAAGGTTGCGCGTGGTGGGGCAAGGGCCGCGTTTAACGAGGAATACCAATGGTCGAGGGGGCAACAACGCGCGTTAAACTCCCTGTTGCCGTTCCAAAACGCCATTGGCATCAAGAACGTGCTAAACACTATGGTGGAAGGCTTGCCAGAGCAGGCGCGGATACAAGATTAACAAGGGGCCAAATCTGAGGTATAAGATACCGAAGGAGTGACGCATGACAATCAGCAGCACCAACACAAAGAATAGCTATTCCGGAGACGGCACTACCGTAGCTTTTAGCTATACTTTCAAAATCTTAGACGACGATGACATCCAAGTCATCCTGCGTACCGACGCGACTGGCACCGAAACGGTGCAGACCAAGACGACGGATTACACTGTGTCGGGTGTTGGTAACGCCGGCGGTGGCACGATTACGTTTGGCTCTGCCCCTGCTGCGACTGAGACTGTTGTTCTGCTGCGCAACGTCCCACTGACGCAGGCCACTGACTACACTCCTAACGACCCATTCCCGGCTGCCACCCATGAGGACGCGCTGGACAAGCTGACACTGATGGCGCAGGACACCCAAGAAGAGGTTGACCGCTCCATCAAGCTATCGCGCACGAACACCATGACATCGACCGAGTTCACGGTTGGTGCCACCACACGAGCAAACAAAATCTTTGCCTTCGACAGCAGCGGTGAACTTGCCGTTACGCAAGAGATTGGCACGTTCCAGGGTGACTGGGCTGCTTCGACTGCCTACGCAGAGCGTGACTTGGTGAAGGACACCAGCACCAATAACATCTTTATTGTCAATTCTGCACACACAAGCTCCGGCTCTCAGCCCCTGACAACCAATCCTAATTCTTCCAAGTATGACCTGATTGTGGATGCTGCGGCTGCGACTACCAGCGCAACCAATGCCGCTTCTAGCGCCACAGCAGCGGCTGCTTCTGCAACAGCGGCGGCGGCGAGTGAGTCTGCGGCGGCTACATCAGAGACAAACGCAGCGGCCAGTGAGGCCGGTGTGGCTGCGGATGCAGCGGCAGCGGCTGCAAGCGCGTCTTCTGCTTCGACAAGCGCCACAAATGCCAGCACATCCGAGACCAATGCGTCCAACAGCGCCTCGGCGGCGGCAACATCGGCCACCAATGCCGCAACAAGCGCAACCAATGCGTCTAACTCAGCGTCTGCTGCCAGCACATCTGAGACAAATGCGGCGACCAGCGAGAGCAACGCCTCCGACAGTGCCGATGCGGCCTCGACATCTGCCTCCAATGCGGCAAGCAGCGCCTCATCCGCCTCTACAAGCGAGACCAATGCCGCTTCAAGCGCGTCTAGCGCGGCCAGTGACGCCTCTGCTGCTGCCACGTCTGCTGCGGCTGCTGCGGCCTCCTTCGATGCTTTTGACGACATCTACCTCGGTGCCAAGGCTTCGGCTCCGACTGTGGACAATGACGGCGATGCGCTGACTGAGGGCGACCAGTATTTCAATACCACCAATAACACGCTGTTTGTCTGGAATGGCTCTGCTTGGCAATCGGCGTCACCTGACATTGTGGGCGACACCACCCCGCAGCTTGGCGGCGACCTCGACACCAACGGCAAC